ACACTCCACATAGGTATGGACTTCAACCTTGATCCCATGTCAGCCGTTATATGCATACGAAAAGGCGGGAAGCTGTACGCTATAGACGAGATTGTCATGTACGGATCAAATACCGATGAAATGGTTGCGGAGATAAAAGATAGGTACGGTAATCGTAATATCATTATCTACCCTGACCCAGCATCAAGACAGCGCAAAACAAGTGCTGGTGGTCGCACAGATTTGTCGATCTTACAAAACGCAGGATTTAGCGTTAAGGCGAAAAACTCACATGCATTGGTCAGGGATAGAATCAACGCTGTGAATAGTCGTTTACTGTCGGGTGATGGTGAGCGGCATTTGTTTGTCAGCCCCAAATGTAAACAGACTATTAAGTCTCTGGAGCGGCAGACATACAAAGAAGGCACAAGTGTTCCTAACAAGGACGATGGCTTTGACCATATGAATGATGCCCTTGGTTACTTGATAGAATACCTTTTCCCTGTTCGCACAGAATACGACACACCACAACCCACTAGGTGGACTTGATGAGATTGAACGCAGACACAACGCACCCCGATTACGACAAATACGAAAGCCGCTGGGAGTTTTATGCTCGTAGCTATTTAGGGGGAGAAGATTATTTTAATGGCGCATATCTGACGCGCTACATATCCGAAACCAGTGATGACTACGACCGTAGGTTAGACCTCACCCCACTGGATAACCATGCTAAGAATATAGTTCACATCTACAGCAGTTTCCTTTGGCGCGTACCGCCCACCAGAGCATTCAATTCAGCCGCAGGCAACGTAGCCCTAGAGCCGTTCCTTAACGATGCTGACCTTGATGGCCGCAGCTTTAATGCCTTTATGCGTGAGGCTCAGATATGGGCCAGCGTCTATGGTCATGTTTGGGTCATGATGGATAAGCCTAAATCTACTGCTGGCACAAAGGCAGAAGAACTGGCGCAAGAGATTCGCCCTTATGTGACTATGTTTACTCCTGAAAACGTCCTTGATTGGAATTACGCTCGCACCCCCAGCGGTCGCTTTGAGCTTGATTACCTGAAGGTTAGAGAAAGCGTTATCCGTGTAGACGAAACAACGACAGAAACTTATTACAGGGTCTGGTACAAGGATCGTGTAGAGCTATGGCATTCGGTTAATGACCTAGATAAGCAGGTTGAGGTCGATGATAACGTGCTTGGCCGTATCCCTGCTGTGTTCCTTCCTGCTAACCGCAGTATCACTAGAGGCATCGGGCTAAGTGATATAGCAGACGCTTCCTATATGCAGCGAGCTATCTATCAAGAGCTATCAGAAGTCGAGCAATTGATTCGTATCTCCAACCACCCCACACTCGTTAAGTCTTTTGGGACTGATGCTAGTGCTGGTGCTGGCGCTATTATCAATATGCCTGATGATATGGATTCTAGTTTAAAGCCTTATCAGCTACAGCCGAGCGGTCAGAACCTTGACGCTGTACGCGCATCTATTCAGGATAAGATTCAAGCTATTAACCGTATGAGTCACATGGGCGCTGTTCGCGGTACTGAAGCAGTTACTATGTCAGGTGTGGCAATGGCTACTGAATTCCAGATGTTGAATGCCAAACTATCCGAGAAGGCTGATTTGCTTGAGCTTTCTGAAGAGCAGCTATGGTTGTTGTTCTGCCAATGGCAAGAGATAACCGCAGACGTTGAAATCTTCTACCCTGATTCGTTTGACCTTCGTGATTACGATAAAGAGCTAATGTTCTTACAGCAGTTGCGCTCTACGGGCGTTAAGTCAGCAACGATGGCTATGGAGATCGACAAGAAGATTGCAGACCTTCTACTTGATGATGAGCAGCTTGCTAAAGCTCACGTTGAGATTGAATCTGGCACTCAAGTATTAGGCCAATTTGTAGCGCAGGATGAAGAGAAAGATCTTTAATGGCAGCAGATAGCGATTATTCTGAAATCTTAGAGCGTCTAGCCGATAGCCATCAAGAGCGATTGGCTGGCGCTTTAAAGACCTTAGAAGACGATGTAGCAAGCCTTATGGCTACTGCTCCAACGAAAGACGGGAAACTGTTTGACTTGGAGTGGGCTGTATCCGCTAGGCCGCAATTAATGGCGGCATTAGAAGCTGATTATCTTTCTGAAGTAGATTCCATAATAAGAGACTACAACAAGGTTTCCGCTGACGCAGCCAAGATGCTCGCCACCTACGGAGACTTTACTAAGCTAGATACAACAATTATTAGCCAGTTACAGCGCCTATCCTTTCAAGGGTTTGAAGCCATTGCTAACGAGTACCTTGATGTAATGGCTAACGAGGTCTACCAAAGCACCCTAACAGGTCGATCATTTAACGACACAGTTAAGAACCTTCGACAGACCATCAATGGCGTTTACATTCAGTCTGACAGCTTAGAGGCCAGCCGCCTTGTCGATGTTGCTGCTAACGGTACGGCAGCGCAGCAGGCAGACGCTGTAAGGCAATTACAGACGATATACGCTAGAGATAGGGTTGGTAATAACCTAAGACGTTACGCAACGCAGATGGCACAAGATAGCCTTATGCAGTTTGATGCCTCAATCAATACAGCTATTGGCAAGCAGTCTGGCGCTACCAAGTGGAAGTATTACGGAAGTACTGTCAGAGACTCTAGGCCGTTCTGTGTGAAACGTGCTGGGCAAGTATTTACTGAAGAGCAAATTGAAGAGACTTGGGCGGGTAGCTGGAAAGGTAAGGCATCTGGTGACCCTTTTATTGTAAGAGGTGGATATAACTGCCAACATCATTGGCGACCACAATTTGATGAAGAGGAAGAATAATGCCAAAAGGTACAGGAACATACGGCTCAAAAGTGGGCCGGCCCAAAAAGAAGAAGAAAGTTAAAAAGTAACCAATTATGCTACAATCGAGATTCACCATTCCACCTACTCTTTTAGAGGCTACGTCACATGAGCGATGAAATCATGGCAACAGAAGCAGAGACTGAAACTGCGGCAGCACAAAATCAGGAATCAAAGACCTTTACTCAGGACGAACTAGACCGCATTGTTGCGGATCGTGTTGCAAGAGAGCAGCGTAAGTTCGACAAGAAGATATCTGGCATTGATCTGGATGACGCGAAAGACTTAATGGCGCAGCGAGAAGCTGCCGAGTTGGAGCGAAAGAAAGAGCGTGGCGAGTTCGATTCTATTCTGAAACAGACGGTCGAAAAGAAAGACATGGAGATACAGAGTTACAAGAGCAAGCTACAACAGACGCTAGTTGATGGCGCTTTGCTTGGTGCTGCTGGTAACAGTAATGCTGTAAATCCAAATCAAGTTTCTCAGTTACTTAAAGGCCAGACTAGACTGTCGGAAGATGGGACGGTTGAGGTGCTAGACGCTAACGGAGTACCGCGATACAATGACAGCGGTGATTTGTTATCCGTCAATGAGATGGTAACTGAATTCTTGACAGTAAACCCGCACATGGTCAAAGCCTCTATAGGTGGAACAGGATCGCAGGGTAACACTGGTGGCTCTACACAGAAGCCTACATCTGTGGCAGATATGGTTGCAAACTGGAACGATGGCGGCAAAGAAGCATTTGCTGCTTTCAAGAAAAAGTAACCAACAAACCACAAACTAATTTAATTTTAAGGTAATTTATCATGGCTGCAACTACTAGTACTACCCTTGACGACCTATTTGTAAATATTGTCGCACAAGCTCGCTTTACTGCTGAAGAGCAATCCCTAATGCTAGGGCTGGTTACAATGTATAACATTCAGGCCCAAGCCGGTAAAACTATTCAGGTTCCTAAGTACCCTGCTATTTCAGCGGCTAATTTGCAAGAAGGCACTGACATGTCTAGCACCACCGTTTCTACTTCTTCAGTTTCTGTAACTGTTGGCGAAGTGGGCGCACAGGTTCTTTTGACTGATATGGCTACTTACGGTGACGGCAACCCTGCTGTTGAGTTAGGTACTGTTCTTGGTAACGCTATCGCTACCAAGATCGACACTGACTTAATCGCTTTGTTTGACGGCTTCTCTGGCTCTATCGGTGCTGCTGGCGCTGAGATCACTGTTGCTGATTTGTTTAAGGCTGCTGCTACTCTACGCGCTAACAAAGTAACTGGCGTGATCAATGCTGTTGTACACCCTTTCCAAGCCTACCAGTTGAAAGCTAACCTAACTAACACCTTTGCTAACCCCAATGGTGGCGATTCGCAGAACGAAGCGATGCGTACTGGTTATGTTGGAACTATCGCTGGCATCAATGTCTACGAGTCAGCTAACGTAGCTATTGACGGTTCTGGCGATGCTAAAGGCGCTGTATTCGCTCCTGAAGCTATCATGATCGCTATGAAGCGTGACTTTAACATTGCGCCACAGCGTGACGAGTCTCTCCGAGCATTCGAGCTTAACGCTACTGCCGTTTACGGTGTTGCAGAGCTTGATGATTCGTTCGGTATCGAGCTTCTGTCTGACGCTGTACTGTAAGATAGTAAGACTAATAATCTGCCCTCCTTCGGGGGGGCATTTTTTAAAAGGTTAAATAATGGCTTATTCCTCAGACGCTGATTTACTTAAACTGATTCCCGACATTCTTAGTTTGGGCATTGAGTCTTTTGTTCTGGAGCATCCTAAAGCTGAAGCTGATCTTCAGCGAGAGTTACGTATTAAGTGGTGGCCCAGAAAGAACATAGCAGGCGAGATGGATAC